CCGGTTTATAGTAAACTTTGAGCGGTTTGTCTTTTTCGCCCCACTCTGGACATTCAACAAATTTCAGCTCGCCGCTTAATCTCTCTCGAAACTGCGCGGCGGCTTTGTCAATAATACTCATTGATCTTTAATAGTTAAAAATTATGCTAATACGGATGCTCAGACACGCGCTCAGTGCAAAGTATCACACCAGCCCATACTCTGAGACCCCGAATTATGCAGTTACTGTAAGAGCGCCTGTTCCCTGAAACGTAATCGAACTTCCAACCAAATCGCCGGAATCACCGCTTGAGCTTGTTCCGGTCACAATCGCGGTTCCGGCCCATTTTGTAGACGCGCTAGTACCGCCCGGATAAAATTCCAAGTCGATAGATTCGCCGATCAATAAATCTGCTTGCGCAGTATCGCCAGGTTCATAATTTAATTCACATGAACCTGTCCAACCTTTGAGCGTTTTCGTGAATGATTTCACGGAATCGCCCATGACTGTATTTTCAACTGTATCGACACTTTCTTCCACCGACCAGCTTTTAAGTTCTGAAACTGCCGCAAGCGTTCCTCCGCTGGTAACTGCTTTCACAACTCCTGAAAATCCTGTTATTGCCGCCATTTTAATTTTCCTTTATTAGAGCGCCACGTCGGGCGCGTTGTCATAAACGCGGTAATCAATTTGATAATTGAGCCGCAAAGTTCCGACGGTTTTTGCACCATCAGCGTTAATTTCGATTTCTGTTGAAGTCAAAAACGAATCCTGCGCTAAACTGTTAATATCTCTATCCGCAGAAAGCGCAGTTTCGATTTCTTTTGCAATCAAATCTAGCTTGTCGTCAATGTCTGAAGACTCTGCCGCAACGCCCTGAATCGTAATGTTGAGAGTCCGCGCTTGTAAACGCGGCGTTCCTTGATTCAGAATTTCGCTTTCTTCTGACGTTGAATAAACAAGCAGACACGGAAGCGCTGAATCTTCCAGCGGATAAACTCGCGCTTGAAAAACATTGCTTCCGGTTGTCGTTAAACTTGTCACGTCCGCCGCAATCCGTTCTCTGATTTGTCTGCGCAAATGATTTGCCATTAGCTCAGCCTCAAGCGGAGTTGCGTCATGCTTTCGTTATCCGGCATAACCTCAACGATCGTGTAACCGGTTGCTGAAATTGTCAGCGTGTCGCCCTGGACAACACTCGGAACATCCGAAGTGCGAACCAAAGCAACCGGCTGAGAAGATTCCAGCGTTTGATCGCCAACATTTTCAGCAAAATAAGCTCTGCTGAGAAGTGCGGTAATCGTTGAACTAGAACCTGCGGAAACGTCCGTGAACGACGCGCTTGAGTCTCCCCAATCTGCCAGAAATTCTAAGCGCATTGCGTCGTCTTCAACTGCCATGTTTATTTTTTCCCGCGTTTGTTCGGAATAGTAGCGTCCGAAGTTTTCAAACCGACTGAACGGTTTGTTTCTTCTTTACTGGCTTTTCCGGTTGCAATCGCTTTTTCTGCATCTTCAGCACCTAACAGCGCGATTTCTCCCGCTGTAAAATTCCGGCCATCGAGTTGCAAATCTTCAAGGATTAAAATTTTCATGGTTCCTTTTTTAGGTTGTGACCATATCCGTAATCACAGCAAAACTTTCATCGTGCTTGACTGCGGAATCGATCTCGGAAAATATCAGAATTTTCACAGTCCCATCATTGGAAGAGCTGTAAGGGTCAACTAGAATGTCTGGACCTCCGCCGAATGAAGCCATAATCAACTGGCTAAAATCACCGAAAATCATGGCAGACAAAGCAGAGCCGGAACCTTTAGTTAAATCAGACGGGCAATTAGTAGTAATCGCCATCGGATAACCATAAAGCGCGTTCCAAGGATCGTTTAAGATCATCACAGAATCGCTTGATCCAACTTTTGCTGTATTGGCCAATTTTGATTTAACTTTTGGATTTGTCAAAAAGCCCAAAGTTCCGGCGTTAATAGCCGCGTTATCGGTTTCGACTTCCTTGACTAAATTCGTGATAGCCGCCCAAGTTGGAGCCGCACCATTTGTACCAAGCGCAACCGTCCCAAGATTACCACCGACTTGAGTGATAC